AGCTTGCATGCTAGGGGTTTGAGTCTTCATAGAGCGGCCTTATCGGTGTATTAAGTGATAAGGCTATTTTGACAAGTTTTGTGGGGTGGGCTTTAGGGGTGTTCCATAAGGGATTAGGCATAAAAAAACCCGCTCATGCACTTGAGCGGGTTTTTTCTTTTGAGCTATCTAAGCGGTGATCTCAATGCTTGCACCGTACTTGCCGGCAAGCACTTGCCATTCAAGCCAGCTTAGCGAGGTTTCGCCATTGGCGTAGCGGTAGAAGGTAGCCTTTTTAATGCCATTGTCCCGCATGAATTGTGCGTTTGAGGCGGCACCCGATGCCGCGACTAACGCGACAAAGTTTTTGGGGCTGATACCGAATCAGTTTAAAGACAACAAAAAAGGCGCGTAATGCGCCTTTATGGGTATGGATTTTATTAATAAGGTGAAAAGTTAGCCACGTTATACAAGTGACCGGCCGCCGCCGCTGTCAGCCCTATGTCTTTGGTGCTAAAACCTACTGCCACCTCCGGCACAATATGCCATGGAACAAGGCGCGATATGGTGGGCGACAGCTCTGACAGCTCGGCAATATCAACGGCCACGTCAATCTTAATACGCACTCGGCTGGTTAAAAACCGCCCTTGCCCTTGCTTCTCACTGACATGGCGCGGGTAGCTGCTGGCTAGTGTCTTTGAGTGCCAAAGCGGTACTATCTCGTTCTGAGTGGGGTACAGCATATCTAACACAAACTGCAAAAAGACCACGCCGCGCTCACTTGCCATCGACTCCCAGTTGGCATAAATAATGCTCATTAACTTGTCAGATAAGCCGTCATCGTCACGGCGCAATACCGCAAGGCCGTTTAGTTTGGTAAAGCGCTCAACTACTGTAGGACTGCCTTGCCACGGCACACCATAACTATAAATGTCGTTCAGCTGCTCGATTTGCCCCTCTTGCACAATACGGGTAAAGATACCGGCCATTGCCCGCTCTAAGTCATTGGCGGCATGGCTGTGCAATACAGGCGATACAAAGTCATTGGCGCTTAAAGTTACATCGTCCATATCGCGTTACCACTGTCAGCCGTGCGGGTTAAGTTAATCGTGATACTGGCTTCGTCTAAAAACGCCCATTCGTGAGGCTTGACGGGCGCGGCCGCCACATCTTCACCGCTCACGGTAAAATCACTGATCCTGTCCTGAAAAGCCAATACATTAGTACGCAAGCGGGTCGCAATCTCTTGCAAGTTAAAGCCATCGGCATTGTGATGGATGGCGGCCAATGAGCCTTTACCATAGCCGGCAAGTAGCAACTCTTTAATTTGTACGCGTACTGAGTCCATATCATGCACAGCGGACAACTTGCCAGCAATAATGATTTGATATGGGCGCTCGACTACCTCAGTCACTCTAACCCGCCCCTCAAGCAAGCTGTCAGCGCGTGCTACTAATTGCTGAATGTCAGTGACCAGCTGCGCCTTCTCGCTTGCGTTGTCAGTGTTAGACACCACCGCAAGGTTAAGATGGTTGATGTTGTCGAGTGACGCGCCGTAGTAGCGTTCCTGCATGGTCTCATTCCATATCGCCATGTAATTAAACCGGTTCATAAAATGCTGCATGATTAAAAAGGTAAAGTTACCCATGAATACCGCGTTACGGTCATACATAGCGGGGAAGCTTGCCAGCAATCTAAGCTGATTGATAGATAGCGGGTTTGCGCCGGCACGCACCCTATCCCCGACTTTAAAGTATAGGTTTAACTTGCTGTCATCACTCACGACAATCTCACTAAGCGCGGCTTGCCTCAAGCTATTAGGGTCAACCTCACCATAACATTGAGTAATAGCAATCTCATAAACTTCGCCCGTTTGTACGGTCTTGCCAGCGCGGTCGGTTGCCCCAAAAATGACGTTAATGTCTGTTAAATTATCGCTTTGTAAAGTATAGGCTGGCTGGTTGATGCCAGCGTTCATAAACTTAGGGGTGTGTTGGTAAGTCTCCCCTGTGGTGGTATTGACGATATGAATGCCTGAGAAAAATGCGCCGTCTGTGGTCGATAAGGCCACCGTATAAAACGGCTCATTAATAGGCACGGTCATCTCAATACGATTGATGATGCTTTGTTCTACCAATACGGTTTTGGTCTCGCCGGCAAGCAAGGTTAAAGCGGCCATTAAGCGCCATTGCCGCCCTGTGCCGTCTTCAACCAATCGCCCTTGCGATAGGGTTAAAGTGCTGGTCGCGCCGCTCTCAACGGTTAGCTGGTGCTGGCAAGGGGTTGCAACGGGTAGCACGCCTTTGTTAATGGCATCGGCTATGATGGTACGGTTTTTGGATTTAATAAACGGCTCAATGGCGTTCACATCATTGTCGCGCTTTAAGAAAACCACGGATTCAACGATTGAGGTCATCATCGCTCTTACCGTGGGGTCACCGGCACGCCACTTTTCGGCCACTTCCGGATAGTCATTGATATTACTGTTTATGCTTTCGAGTATCTTATTGCGCTCTAACATCGTAGTAGTCCTGATCTGCGGTTTCTGTTTTAGACTCACCCAGCTTGATGCCGATGTTGCCCACCATTAAATAAACGTATAGCCCATCAAATCCTGACATTTCGGTCTCAATGCTCAGTTGGCTATCCTCAAGCGATCCCAGTAGCGGTATGTCACGGCGTATCTGTTTGAGCAAGTTATCGGCGCTATCGGTGGTCAATTCACGCAAAAGCACGTTACGCACGTCAGCGCCATAACTTTGACCAAAATAACCGTTAGGCGGCGTGGCTAGCCAATGATTAATCATGGCTTTAATGTCTTTTGCGTCAATCACTAAACGCTCCTTATCGGTTTGGTGTTGAATTAACGGGCGGGTTCGCGCTCATGGTTGATCTGCTTTGATAGAGTGATAAAGCGGCTGCGGCGCACGCATATCAAAATGGCATACAACGCAATTAAAGTTAAGCCAATCAATAATAAGGCAATCAATAACCCCAACCCGCCAGCGCCCCAAGTTTGCGTCGCTATCATCAGGCCGTAAAAACGCCATAGCAGAAAAACGAACAATACCCCAAACGGTAGCGCAAGCATCGCGCCAAGCTTGAACGACTCAGCGATTGCCACCTCTAACGTGCCAGCGCTCATAAGGCCGTCAAGCTCTTTGATCATAGCGCTACTGCCAAAATATAAGTAAGCAATCATCATCCATGCCGTACCGGTTAAAAATGCGTCAATAATATAACTGCTTTGCATAACGATCCTTATTGCTGGCTTGTGAGGGTGGCAAGCTGGTCTGTCAGCTCAACAATCTGCTTGCCCCTGCTTGCAATCACCACATCAAGCTCGGCTGACTCAGCAAGTAAGGCGTTGCGCTGTTGGGATTTATTCATGGGCGCTTTACCACCCGTAGCGCGTGGCTTTTTGGTCTTTTGCTTGGCACGTTTTTTCTCAAACGCCCCTTGACCTTGGCGCAACATGCCGCCAAGCGCATTGACGGACGCATCAAACGAGGGGCGATAACTGTTGTCGTAGTCGCCTGACAACGGAATGGCCTTGCCGTTCACATCAATGCGGAATATGTCTAGCTTGTCGTCATCATCTGCCAGCCGCAAATAAATCTTGACGGTTTGGCCGTTCTCTAATGCCATCAGCACCGGCTTTGTGGTTGCCCCTGATACGCGCTTGGCTTTTTCAACGGTCACAATAGGAATGGCTTGCTTGGTGGCCTTAGCGAGCTGTTTAACAAAGTCGCTTACCAGTTTGGTTTTTTTCGTAATGTCGGATAGTTTCATGGGTCACCTGTTTTTATAGACAGTAAAAGACTAATGAATCTATTGTAAGCGGATTAAATCGGCACTTGCTGGCATTGTTCCAACGCAAGGGTGATGGTTTATTAGGTTTGAATGGGCATAAAAAAGCCGCCTCATAGTGAGACGGCTTTTTTGGGCTGGCAAGTGAGGGTTTATTTCGTGCGCGGTGGGCGCTTGCTACGAGATTTGTTCGCGCCGGCAAGTGCCGCTAATTTCTTAGGGTTGCCGGTATAGACGTTTTGCTTAATGCCTTTTTTAAGCGAGCGCATGGCCTTTTTAATCACACGCGGGGCTTGTGCTTTTTTCTGTGCTTTTTTAAGGCTGGCTTTTTGACCGGCTGATAACTTCACTTTCTTATTACCAATGCGCTTGTTAATCACCACCTTTTTACCGTTACGCATGGCCTTAACCGCTTTGTAGCGATGGCTAACGCCGCCAATTTTCTTAGTTGATTTTTTACCAACGGTTAATTTCTTAGCCGCATCAAACTGACCTTCGTCTTCGTCTTCGTCGTCTTCGTCATCATCTTCGTCTAAGCCGTCAAACGACTCGTCATCGTCAGCACTATAAGCAAACGTTTCTACAAAGCTATCAAAGTCATCACCGTCATCAGGCATGTTCTCTAATACGGTCTCGCCTGCGGCAAGCGCTGCGGCGTCCGCTACTTCAACATCGTCATCAAACAGATCACTAATCACGGAACTTTCAACGCCTAGCGCTGATAACGCGTCTGCTACGTGGGCTGAGAAGACCGTTTTTACAGTCTCATCAATCTCGTCGCCGTCTTCATCATCGTCATCGTCTTCGCTGAAGGCTTCTAACATGAGCGCGTCCAGCACTTCACTGGGTAGCATCTCCTCATCGTCATTATCGGTCTCAGACAGCATAGCGGCCAACATAAACGCGACTTGCATTGCAGCTAGGCGCATCTGACTGGTGGCAGTGATTGCCATGCGCTCGTCAATAGGGTCAACTTCTACCTTATCGGCGGCTTGTTTGGCGGTTAGCGCATCAAGTTGCACCTGATCGCGATCATAGTTACGGTCAACGCGGCGCTGGATCATACGGTTGTTCAACATAATACATCCTTTTTAATGGGGTCAATCAAACGGGTTAATAAAATCAGTGTGAGCTAGGTGCTACCAATACCTGATAGCGCCTAGCGTGGGCTTATTTGGTAATAGTGGTCTCAAGGAATACTTGACGGGCACAACCTTGCGGACGGCGGCTAAACTTCACGTCAGCCTTGGTAAACGGGTCATCATCACGGCGGCTAATTTTCAGTGCGTAGAACAGCCCGCCAAGCTCGCTTGAGCGAGTCAGCAACCCATTAACGCCGCATTTATCAAGAAAGCGCACGCACTCATCTTGAGCATCTTTAATAAAGCTGCTCATGTCTTTTAGCAGATGCTTTTTAACGATTGAGACCACCACATTCTCAGTGTAAGTTGTGATCTCTGAGGCGTTGATTAAGCGTAAGGCACTGGTTTCGCTGTCATACTGAGTCAAAACATCGCCATAAACCCAGCGGTCACCGCCGGCATAAACCTCGTTAATCACCACGTTCACGCCAGCGCTGGCAAGGGCGTTTTGGGCTTCCTCATCCAGCGTTAGGCCGCCAAATTTCTCCATATCACGAAAGGACACAGGGAAGTCGTAACCGGCAACCGGCTTATGGATAGGCGGGATACCCGCTGCATTGGTATTAGCGTTACGGATTAACAGTTGCGCTAAGTAATCCCCAATGCAAGGCCGCCATTTTTTACGTGCTAATACGGTGGTCGCATTACTAGGGCGGGATTTGTTGGGATTCCAAAACACCCAAAAACGGTGATCGTTAATGCTGATCGATTCGGTTAGGGCAACCGCCGCCTCCCAGTTATCAAGGTTGCCAATATCAAGCAGCACATGGCAATTTAACTTGCCCATCACCTCAACCAACGCCTCAATATGCGGCAAGCTGTCAATCTCACAAGAGACGATATAACGCGGTCGATTGCGCATGTCTAATAATGAGTTTTTAAGCGCTGTTGGGGTCAAGTCTGTCACCATCGAGGCCGGCACGCTAAGCGCTTTTTCGTTAATACGGTAAGCACCCAGCTGGTTTAATACGCCGTTGGCCTCAAGTGCCGATTTAATGGCCTCAGCATCGGTTGTCGCATATTGGGTCGTGATGACCTCGAAAAAGTCGTGCTGGCTATCAAGTGCGCCATAAAAATCAAGCTTACCGGTGATATAACTGAAGTCGGCTGAGTGGTCCCCTTCTAACGCCTCAATACCGCCGCCGGTATATAAACGACCCTGTAATTGCGTTAACACGCTACCGTCAATTTTATCGGCAAAGGCGATTTTGAAGATCAGATTGTCTAGCGGGTCACTTGCCGGCGCGGTAGTGTTTTTGTTGATAACCACTACTTTAGCGACAACATTGCTGTCAAAGGCATATTCAGTCACCAGCTCTATGCTGGCAAGCGCGGTGGGGTTTTTAGATTCTGTTAGCGTCATGGATGACGCAAGGATACTTAGGTGTAGCGTCTGTGCGGTCATAATAAAATGCCTATACTGGTTTGGTATTCAAACAGTATAGGCAAGGTTAGGTTTAAGGCTTTGGGGGTGTTCCATTGGCTATAGTAGTACCGGCTCGACACTGCCAACAGGATCAAAGCTATTTCCCCATTCCCACCCGCCGTACTTCAATCTGACTAACCCCACGCTTAAAAGTATCTTCAACAGCAAGGTAGCTTGGGTTAGACGGATCATGGCCTAACAACGCCTTGTAATTACTAGCAGTAACCACAAAGGTTTTATCCATACGTCCACGCTTGAAGCGTCCTACCAGCACGCCATTGGCTAGTGCTGGCAAGCTGGTGGTTTCTGACTTGTCGATAACATCTTGCCGTTGAATACCGGCGGCTGATCCTAGTGTTTTTGATTCAATCATAATCTTTATCCTATGAGTATTTAATGAAGTAATGCGGCCACAGCCTATCCATGACCACCGGTTACCTGCCAGCGTTATTTATTGATGTGTAGGATGTTGCCGCGAGTGATGTTGTACTGCTCAATATTGCGGACAATCTGCTCTTTAGTCACGCTAGGGGTGACATATATCTGAGTGGTTTTGCGTGCATAGAGTAGCGTTTTTGTGGCTGGCTCTAAAACATCAAACGCCCCAGTATGCTTAACCGTTACGCTATTTAATCCGGCTTCCTTATCAACCACTTCAACCGGCGGCGGCGTGTCTGATTGCTCAGGCTCAAGCTGTTCATTATCACTTGCCGGCGCATCAGTAGTACCAGTAGCAGCGCCATCCGTAATCGTTTCATTGGTTGCATCATGATCGTCAGCCTTGTTGGTTTCGGTTGGCGTTTCGGTTGCGTCAGGCTCACTTGCCGGCGCATCTACTACTGGATCAACCTCAAAGCTTACGCCTTGATGATCCAGCCAGCGCCAAATCAAATCAGGCTTATCATCAGCACTTAAAAACGGCACTTTAGCATCCCGTAATTTACGTTCTAGCTGCTTAATCGTGTACTTGTCAGCCACCACTTCAAATTCAGGAATGGTTTGTTCTAACTCGTTAATATTGTCCGGTAACTCTTTTGGGTCGGTCATGATCAATCCTTTTGGTGTCTGTTTAGAATGAAAGGTTTAAAAAAAGCCTTGCTGCCACTTAGGACAACAAGACTTTAGTGGCTAAACCTAGTATCTGTTAACTACTGACGGTCTATTACAACGCTGGCAAGTTAATCATCTCAATAAGCATGAACTGGTTGCGGAAACGTGGAATAGGATTGACCTCAGCGGCCATACGGCTATAGATAGCCACGTCTTTATTAAACGCATCGGCGTTAGACGTGAGTACCATAGGTGGCACAGCGGTCATGCCAACGAACGGGGCTTGTGCTGGCTGCGTGGTACGCGGGGCAAGCAAGGCGTGCGCGGTCGTGGTTAAGTCGTCTTCGTTAAACACACCCATAGACTGTGGGATGTAGTAAACGTTTGCACCAGTAGTCTTGAGACGGCCGATACGGTAAACGCTGTACTGATCGCCATACGCTTCACCGCTTGACTCGTAATTCTCAGCGCTCATGCCGCCAAAGAATGCCGCGCCGCGATCTGAGACGTATAAATCATAACCGGCAATCGCCATGTTAATAGCGCGAGATAAGCGCGTGCGTGCTGTGCCTAGCGTCATGTTAATTTTAGACAGTGCGCCCTCAATGCTGGTTGGGGTCACGCCGTTAGTGTTGAAGTCAAACGTAATCAAGCGGCCGGTGTTTGGCGTTTGGTTTGACAGGCACATATTGACAGCGGTACGCAACAAGCGGCCGGTCTGCTCAAAGTAGTACCGTTGCATGGCAATCGTTTGCGCGGCGGCATACCAGTTAACGCCCAGCTCATTTGCAAGCTGAGTAATAGCATCAATGCTAGCTGTTGATTTTGAACGACTTGGGTGCGCGTAAATCGAGCGATGTAAGAACTTCATGTCGGTTGACGGTTCGCGCAAGATTTTATTGCCGCTATTGTCTACACGGTCATAATCAAAAATCAGCTCAACGGTCACGTCACCGGCTTCAGGCTCAGCACCATCAGTAATATCAAATTGTACGTTAACGACGTGCGTATCAAGATTGGCGGTAGCAGTCGATACGATATAAGTATCCGCGCCGATGGTTACTTGTTCCATAGGCTGTAGGACACTTCTGCCCTCAGTTGTGACATGTTGCTGCTGATTGTCATTGGCAATCTCAATGCCTTTGACCATGATAGACACGCGGCCACCTAAGAACGGGGCTTTATCTGATTCAGTATCAATAACAAACTTAGTGGTTCTGTCAGCGGCAATCTCAGCGTTATAAGCGACGTGGGAGGTGACACTGAACGCGCCTGTTGCGCCTTTGTTCATCACAACGTTGTGACGGTTTTCAAGGTACGGCATACCTGATTTGTCACCATCCATCAAATCACCACGGCGCATCACGCCCATGTTCATGCCAGCAATCGCTTCGCCATAAACAATCGGCAATTCGTTTGAACCCATTGGGTTAGGGAGCATAGAGACAATCGGCAAGCTGTTAGAGATGCCATAAGCAATAACAACCTGTGTGGCTGCTGGCACGACTGAGGTTGATTCAACATGGCCTAGTGACAGACTATCGAAAGTAGGCTCAGCTTTGTCGTGCTTCTCAGCACCACCAAACGGCGCGGCTGCGGTCGTCAAGGCTTCGGCCACGACATAAGCGGACGGCATATCACCACTGTTGCGGCGTTGATATTCTTCAATACCATCGGCCAAACCATCAAAAACGGCTTGTTGTTCACCGGCCATAGAAGGGTGATTGATAATGCGTTGTAAGGATTCCGGTAATTCACTAACGCCGGCTTCGCGGCCATCTGCGTGACCGGCTAGCATAGAGTCAAACGCGGCAACCTGATTGCCAGCGCTTTTTTTCTCGTTTAAAAAACGCAAGAAACGGCGGGTGGCCTGTACTTCTTTGTGCGTGGCTTCTTGATAGATTGCTGCTTGTTGCTTATCCATGGGATTAATCCTATGTGGTCGGGTTGGATAGGTGAGACGTATATAACTAATAGGATTAATCTTAATAGGCTTTGAGGTGGGCACTTTGGGGGTCTTCCAAACGCAAAAAAGCCACCGGTTAGGGTGGCTGATTGGTTTTGGCTGGCTTGTTGGGGTTATGCGTTGTGCTATGTGGTTACTTATTCCGTATCAGCACCGGTGTCAGGTTTTTGCTTACTATCGCTTGGCATGTTCGCCATTTCACGTCTTAATAATTCTGCCATTAAGTGCTGACGGTCATTATCGGTTTTTAGTACGTCAGGCATTGGCATGTCATAACTACTTGCTGGCATGTCATCAAAGCTTGCGTCAGGTTTAAATGTACTCTTGACTTCCTCCCCTCCCTAAACGGAGGGGATTCCTACTGCTAGACGCTCAAGCCCGAGCGCGAGAATATTTTTGGCTGCATTGACATCTCT